CGACCTCACCGAGCCGCAGGTGCTGACGCTGATCGAGGTCGCCGTCGGCGGCTTCCAGGACGCCATGCACGCCACTGCTCGTAACAGCCCAGAGGTGCCCTTCTGATGATGGACTTCAACAGCCGCGCCCAGACGGCGGACCACCTCAACGGCGCGATCGACACGGCCCTGGTCGCGCAGGATGCCGACCGGGCTCCGCGACCCTATCTCGGCGGCTCGCGCCTCGGCCATCCTTGCGAGCGCGCCTTGCAGTTCGAGTTCACCGGGGCGCCAAAGGATGACGGCGCCGGGTTCGACGGCCGCATCCTGCGCATCTTCGCCATGGGGCACGCGCTGGAGGACCTCGCGGTCGACTGGCTGCGCAGCGCGGGCTTCGACCTGCAAACGCGCAAGGGCGGCGACCAGGCCGGCCAGCAGTTCGGCTTCTCGGTCGCCGGAGGGCGCGTCCGCGGGCACGTCGACGGCGTGATACTCGACGGTCCGTCGATCCCGGGGCTCGGCTTCCCGGCGCTGTGGGAATGCAAGACCATGAACGCCAAATCCTGGCGTGCGACGTCGAGCAAGGGCGTCACCGCGAGCAAGCCGGTCTACGCCGCGCAGATGGCGATCTACCAGGCCTACATGGACGCGTCGCTGCCGGGTGTCGCGGGCAATCCGGTGCTGTTCACAGCCATCAACAAGGACACCGCCGAGCTGCATCACGAGTTGGTGCCATTCGACGCCGCATTGGCGCAGCGCATGAGCGACCGGGCGGTACGTGTCCTGCAGGCCACCGACGCCGGCGACCTGCTGCCGCGCATCGCGACAGCTCCCGACTTCCACGAGTGCCGCTTCTGTCCCTGGTCGCAGCGCTGCTGGGGGCAGCCGGCATGAGCGACGACAACGTCATCCACTTCAATCCCTGGGGCGACTTCAACGACGCGCCAGTGCAAGCGGACCCCTTCGGCGCCGAACCAGACTCCGAGCAGATCGCGATCTTTCTCGATCTGGTATTCGGCTACTGCGACGGCTGGGTGCCGCTGCGCGGGTTCGTCGACAAGGGGCAGGGCCTCGACGGGCGCCCGCACAATGTCTGGGTCGAGGCCGACGGTGCGATGCTGGAGAAGGCCATCGCCTTCGCGGGCTGGGCGGCCCGGGAGGGCGCCGCCGTCTACGTGGTGCCCGGCACCGTCGCGGAGAGCGGCAAGGCCCGATCGGCGGACGTGCGGCAGATGCAGACCGTGCTGGTCGATCTCGACGCTGGCGACATCGCGGCCAAGCTCGACCACCTGATCCAGCACCTGGGCGAGCCGACGCTGATCGTCGAGAGCGGGGGGCGCACCCCGGACGGGCTCGACAAGCTCCATGTCTGGTGGCGGCTGAGCGAGCCGGCGGAGGGCGAGGACCTCGCACTGCTGTGCCGCCTGCGCGGCGACATCGCGGTCAAGGCCGGCGGCGATACCCACTTCCGCTCGGCACACCAGCCGATCCGGATGGCGGGCTCCATCTACCACAAGAACGGGCTCCGTCGGTTGGTCACCATCCGCCGCCATGCTCCCGGCCTAGAAGTGCATCTGCGGGACTTCGCCGACCGGGTCGACGCCATGCCGCCGCTCGCCGGCGTCGGATCGCAACCCAGCCCGGCGACGAGCAAGCCGTCGATCGAGGCGGTGCTCACCACGCCGGCCCATGAGGGTGGCGAGGATGCGTGGACCAGGTTCCAAGGCGCCAGTGCCGCGATCGGCCACTTCATCCGCTTGGTCCACGACGGTCGCATGACCGGCGATGAAGGCTGGGAAGCCATCTGCCAGTACAACGCCGCGATGCTGCGGCCAGCGTGGCCGCTGGAGCGCCTGAAGGCCGAAGCCGACCGCCTATGGCGCCTCCACGAGGACCGCCACGGGCCCGCCCTGGAGCGCCTCGAACGGCCGGTTCCGACGACCCTGCCGACGTACTCGCTGGGCGCGCTGCTCGATGACCCCAGCCCCATGCCGGACGATCTCATCGCGCCACGGCTGCTGACCCCCGGCGGCATGCTCGTGCTGGGAGGCGCGCCGAAGGTCGGCAAGAGCGACTTCCTGATCAACCTGCTGGCTCATGCCGCCGCAGGCATTCCGTTCCTGCGGTTCGCGCCGCTGCGGCCACTGCGCGTGTTCTACCTGCAGGCGGAGATCCAGTACCACTATCTGCGCGAGCGCCTGCGCAATCTCCGCATGGACCCGGAAGTCCTCGTCCGCGCCCGCGACACGCTGGTCGCCACGCCCAAGCTTCGGTTGCTGCTCGACGAGCAGGGCGTGTCGCTGGTCGCTGCAGCCATCCGGTGCGCCTTCCCCGAGACGCCGCCCGACATCATCTGCATCGACCCGCTGCGTAACCTATTTGACGGCGGCCCCGGCGGCGAGGGCGAGAACGACAACACGGCGATGCTGTTCTTCCTGCAGGACCGCGTCGAAGTCTTGCGCGACATGGCGGCGCCAGAGGCAGGGGTGATCCTCTGCCACCACACCAAGAAGCTGGCCAAGAAGCAGGTGGCCGAGGATCCCTTCCAGGCCCTCTCTGGCGCCAGCTCGCTGCGCGGCTTCTATACCTCGGGCCTCGTCATGTTCCGGCCGGACGAGGAGAAGTCCGAGCGGCTCCTGCATGTCGAGCTGCGCAACGGCCGCGGTATCGAGCCGATGCTGATCGACAAGGTTGGCGGCCGATGGATCGAACTCGACCGGCGTGGCGAGCGCCTGGTGCGCAAGGAGGTCGGCGCGAAGCTCGACGCCGAACGGCTGCGCAAGCACGACCTGATCCTCGGCATCCTGCTCGATGAGGCAGCAGAGGAGCGCATCTACTCAACGATGCAGTTCGCCGAGAAGTTCGAGAACAAGGGTGGGCTCGGCAGCAAGCACACGATCCGCGAGCGCCTCAGCGTTCTCGCCACGAAAGGTTTCGTGAAGTTCCTGCGGAACGGGGTGGAGTTTGGTCACCAGATCGTCCGCTCCCGGTTTGGCTATCTCTGCGTCGAGGGCATGACGTTCGGGCCGGCCGCCGAGAGCGTCGATGCCGCGACCGGAGAGGTCACCACGACCACCCGGCGGGTCCTCCCCAGTCACTTCAAATGTGCCCAGTCGGGGCTCTGTCTCGAGGTCGAGAACCCCGAGGTCTGGGTCTACCCGGAAGGGGTTTTGGACGACCTCACTCCTAGGAGTGAGGCCTAACTCCTCACTCCTCCATGAAGGTGAATGTAATGAAATCAATGGGTTATGCGATCGGAGGAGTTAGGTGCCCAACTCCTCCCGAACTCCTCCGAACTCCTCTTTTATTCAGTTGGATCAATGAGTTAGTTGAAGAAGAGGAGTTAGGTGCTTTATGGCCCATACTACGTATGGGGAGGCCAACCGACAGGTTTGGCCACTCTCCCCATACGTTGCCGCCGGGTTTTTCGCCGCGCCCAGTCTCCAATGACATCGGCCGGCGGCGGGGCGGGCAGCCATGACCCGGCACCGGAGGGTCGTCCATTCGATCAACTTCGGCATCATCCCCTGGGTGGACACGGTGCTGATGCTGGAAGGGCAGCGCTTCGTCGTCGTCGGCAGCATGCTGCATCGACGCGAGGACGGGGAACTCGTTCCGCTCATCCGCTGGCGCAGCCATTGCCCGACCTGCGGCGAGGTCTTCGAGTGCGCGACATCGCTCAAGGCGAAATACCCAAACCGCCGTTGTGAGAAACACCACCGCCCCGGGATGGCGGTGACCGAGAGCGGGAGAATCCGCAGACGACTTTATCGCGCCGCCAACAGAACTCGAAGTTCGACTGGATGAGCCGGACGACGACGGAGAGCTCCGCCAAGAACCGCTCCGCCGCCGCCCTGACCACGACCACCCCCTCGACGGAGATCATCATGGCTGAGACGACTGTGACCCCTCATGCCGGCGGCGCAAGACCGCTGTCGGCCGCACTACGCCCCGGTGGCGCCCTCCTGGCGCTGGACCTCGGCACCAAGACCGGCTTCGCGCTCCGCGACGCCGACGGCGCCATCACCAGCGGCACGGCGGAGTTCCGGCTCGACCGCTGGCAGAGCGGTGGCATGCGGTTCCTGCGCTTCAAGTACTGGCTGACCGAGATCAAGCACCAGGCCGGCGGCGTTGACCTTGTGGTCTACGAGCAGGTCCGCCGGCATGCCGGGGTCGACGCGGCACACGCTTTTGGCGGCTGGCTCGCGATCCTGACGGCGTGGTGCGATCACCACGGCATCGCCTACCAGGGCGTGCCCGTCGGCACGATCAAGCGGCACATCACCGGCAAGGGCAACGCCGACAAGGCCGCCGTCATCGCCGCGGTTCGGGCCCGCGGCTTCAAGCCGGTCGACGACAACGAGGCCGACGCGCTGGCCATCCTGCTGTGGGCCACAGAGACGCAGGGAGGCGTGCGATGAACGGCGATCGCGCGATCGGCCTCGAACGGCGCGACGGCCACGACGTTGGCCGCGATCCCCGCGGCATGACGGCGGACGAACTCGCCGCTGCGGGCCATTTGCGCATGAACGCGCAGAAGGCCCTCCGGCTGCGATGCATCGACTGCTCCGGCGCGTCGGCCGCGGCTGTGCGGCTGTGCGCGCTCGTGCGGTGCCCGGCATGGCCGTTCCGGATGGGCAGCAGCCCGTGGCGGCCCCCGGCCAGCAAGGCGCAACGGGAGCAGGGGCGGAGGCTCGGC